CGCGCTTTGCCATGTGCGTCGGCGCCGCTCGCGGCAATCTGGTGCAGGCGCATGCCATCGCCAAGAAGCGCTTCGGTGAGACCTCGCCCCGCGTGACGCATGTCATCAAGGCCGCGGTCGAAGCCGGCACCACGACTGGCGCGGATTGGGCCGCCGACCTGGTGGAGTACAACCAGTTCGCCGGCGACTTCGTCGAGTGGCTGCGTCCGCAGACGGTGATCGGTCGCTTTGGTCAGGGTGGCGTGCCTGCGCTGCGGTCGGTTCCGTTCAACGTGAACATCCGGGCGCAGACGTCTGGCGGGTCGGGCTACTGGGTCGGACAGGGCAAGGGCAAGCCGCTGACCAAGTTCAACTTCGACAACATCTACCTCGGCTTTTCGAAGGTCGCCAACATCGCGGTGCTCACCGAGGAGCTGCTGCGGTTCAGCAACCCCAGCGCCGAGCTGCTGGTGCGCGACTCGCTGGCGGGTGCGCTGATCGAACGTCTGGACCGTGACTTCGTCGACCCGGCGAAGGCACTGGTGGCGAACGTCTCTCCGGCGTCCATCACCAACGGCTCCACCCCGATCCCGTCGACCGGCAACACGGCCGATGATGTTCGCGAGGATGTGCGCGCAGCAATGGCTGCCTTCATCGCGGCCAACATCAGCCCGAGCGCTGGCGTGTGGATCATGCCGGCCACCACGGCGCTGGCGCTGTCGCTGATGCGCAATGCGTTGGGCCAGAAGGAGTTCCCGGACATCACCATGATGGGCGGCACCTTCGAGGGTCTGCCGGTGATCACCTCCGAGCACGTCCCGTCGGTCAGCGCTGGTGCATACGTCATCCTCGCCAATGCCAGCGACGTTTGGCTGGCGGACGATGGCGGCATCTCCATCGACGCGAGCCGCGAGGCTTCGCTGGAAATGGAGGACGACGAGGCGATGAATCAGGACTCGACCAACGGTACTGGCTCCTCGCTGGTGTCGATGTTCCAGACCAACAGCGTCGCCATGCGCGCCGAGCGCATGATCAACTGGAAGACGCGCCGGGCCGCGGCGGTCCAGTTGCTGTCTGGCGTCAACTGGGGCCAGCCGGCCAGCTGATCTCCTGGGAAGGGAGCTTTGGGGCGGCGGTAACACGCCGCCCCTTTTCTGCAAACAGGAGGAGCGATGACCATCAAGCTGAAGACGTTGCGCCCGCTGCGCTACGATCGCCAATCCTATTTGCCCGGCGACGTGTTCGACGCCGAAGAGCTGCACGCCAAGATATTGGTGAGCATAGGCAAGGCAGGAATTCAGACGGCCGCGATGGAGGCTGATGAGCCCAAGCGCAGGCCGCGCCGCCGCTACAAGCGGCGCGACATTACGGCGGAAAACTATGAACATCGTGACGCGACTGAGTAGCACGCTACGGCAGAAGGCTGTGGGCTGGTTGGCGCCGGTCACTGGTTGGTGGCCGCGCTGGCTGGAAACTTACGCGGGCGCGTGGCAGCAGAACGTTACCGTAGACAAAGCCACTGCCACCGCGTACTGGGCGGTGTTCGCCTGCGTGACGCTGATCGCCAAAGACATCAGCAAGCTGCGCCCGCTGGTCATGCAGCGCGATCGGGAAAAGAAGATCTTCTTGGCCACTGACAATCGTCCGGTGCTGCGCCGGCCGAATCACTTCCAGACCTATATCGAGTTTTTCTTCTACTGGGTGGTGAGCCTGCTGTTGACGGGCAATACCTACGTGTTGAAGCGCCGCGACGATCGTGGCTTTATAGCGGCGCTTTATGTGCTGGACCCGACTCGTGTCACGCCACTGGTTGCGCCGGATGGGTCAATCTACTACCAGCTGAACACTGACAACATAGCCAACCTCCAGCAGGCTGTCAACGTGCCCGCGAGCGAGATCATTCACGACCGCATGTACACGCTCTACCATCCTTTGGTGGGCTTGTCACCGCTGTTCGCCTGCGGCGTCGCAGCGATGCAGGGATCAGCCATTCAGAATAACGCCACCAAGTTCTTCGACAACATGAGTCGCCCAAGCGGGATCTTGGTTGCTCCCGGTCCCATCTCGCAGGAGACAGCGACGGCGCTCAAGACCTCATGGGACACCAACTACAGCGGCGCGAACTTCGGTAAGGTGGCAGTCATCGGCGACGGCTTGAAGTACCAAGCACTTACCGTCAACGCTGCTGATGCGCAGATGATTGAGCAGTTGAAGATGACCGCGGAGATGATCTGTGCGTGCTTCCACGTGCCGGGCTACAAGATCGGCGTAGGACCCATGCCGACCGTCAATAACACCGCCGCGCTGAACCAGCAATATTTCGATCAGTGCTTGCAGTTCATCATCGAGAAAATCGAACTGCGCCTTGACGAAGGGCTGGAGGTCCCGGAGCCATTTGAGGTGTGGTTCGATTTGAAGGGTTTGCTACGCATGGATCCGGAGGCGCGCTACAAGTCCCACAACGAAGCCATCAAAGGCGGTTGGATGGCCCCGGATGAAGCGCGCGCCGAAGAGGACATGCCCCCGGTCGCCGGTGGCGCAACGCCCTACATGCAGCAGCAGAACTACTCACTGGCGGCGCTGGCGTTGCGCGACACCCGTGACGCTCAGGCCAGCACCGACGTTCAGGCTGCCGCGATGAATGGTGCGCAGGTCACGTCACTGCAGGGAATTATAGTGGCCGCATCTCTCGGACAGATTCCGACGGAGACCGCCCGCGCGGCAATTGGCGCCGCATTCCCGTTGCTGACCCCGACACAGATTGATGACATGATCGCGCCGCTGGCTTCATTTACCCCTGCACCATCGGATGGAACGTCGCTTGCGCCGACCGTCACACCAGCACCGATCGATGAGGACGATGAACCCGACGACGAAGAGGGTGACGCGCCACCCGCAGTCGAGTTGGGCTTCCTGCTCGGGTTCCGTGACGCGGTCAATCGCGAGTTCTCAGTGAGGGCGAGTGCATGAGCGACGCGGCGCTGGTAGCTGCCGAACTTCAAGACCTGGCCACGACGGTCGAGCAGGTTGCTGAGGCGATCCGCGAGGCTGGGCGACGGCCGATTGATGTTCAGCTGCCCGCCCCGGTCTTAAATGTCACGGTCCCGGATCAGCCTGCGCCCGTCGTGAACGTCTCGACGCCGCAGGCCGCTCCGGCGCAGGTGACGGTGCAGGCCTCGCCGGTCAACGTACAGGTACCCGTGAACATCGAGCGCGCCGAGCCGCTGGCCTACGAGGTGACCATCACCGAGCGCGACGTCAATGGGATGATTTCTCGTTTCGTTATTTTTCCGATTAATGCTTGAGGAGGATTGAGCCATGAGTATTGTCGCTGCTGACTGGAGTGTTGACCGGGCGACCGGCGACATTCGTTACATTGGTGATGACCACGTTCGCTTCAGCGGCACCACGCCGTCCTACGCAACAGTCATCGAGTTCCATCGCTGGTTGCAGGACTTGGCTGACGACGCCAGCTTCTCCGGCAACGACGAGCTGGACATCACGGACGACACACCATCTGAGCGCGCCACGGACAACCTGATTACGCTCATCAATGGCTACAACATCGACGCCAATGCGGCGGAGCACTTGTATGACGGCTCCATCGTGCAGGCCGGTGGCGCGGACATCTGGGACGGCATAGTCAACTTCGGCAACAGCGACATCCTGATCCAGCTGATCCAGAACGGCGCAGTGCTGTCTGACGACTGGTGGAACACGAGCAGCGGCGGATTGAACGCTGACGCTGCAGCGGGCATCTCGCACCGGTTCATGATCAAGACGCGCACCAGCGGCACCGACGTCGACCTGCGGCGCATCATCGGCACCGCGCGTCGCTTTGGCAGGACCTATCAGGAATTCATCATCAGCGCGACGTCGCGCGGCAACAACGTGCTTGCGCTCGCGGATGCCAGCGACCTCAACAACGCGACGGTCGAAGGCACGGTGTCCGGGTGGACTGCCATCAACAACCTGACCGAAGGCTACAACGCCATCGACGTCAACAACGATTCCACCGACGAGTACTTCTACTCCGAGTGGGATCGCGACACCTTCAGCATCAACCAGTTCTACGAGCGCATGAAGTGGCTGACCCGAGATGGCAGTGCCGCGACCCTCTACGGATTGAGCGGTGAACTGTTCCGTGGCATCACTCACGAGCTGAATATGACGACGCCGCGCAGCGGCACCTTCTCCGCGTTTGAGGCGGTGTCGTGGCCCGGCGGTACGGGGCAGATGCTGGCCATCGACAGCACGACCGCCTCCACCAAGATGTGGATCCAGCTGCTCACCGGTACGGCTCCCGGAACAGGAGTCTTGATCACCGGCGCCTCGACCGCGACCGGCACGACCACTGGCGCACCTGTCGAGCGCCCGGTGTCGCGTCCGTTCTGCGGTCAGTCAACCGGCTCGGCGTTGATTGGCGCCTACGGCTTCGCGCTGGAGTACGATGACCTCTCCAACAGCGACCTGCTGCTGGCGCTGGACAACGTCACCTACCAGCCGCCGAACAACGTGACGTTCACGGTGAACGGCGTGGTGGCTGACGAAGACTACGTGCTGGTCGGACCAGAGACGGGTGGCGGCATCAACTTCACACAGCTGACCCTCAACGGTGCGCTTACCGGCGCCGCTGTGACGGCGGTGGTGGTCACTGGCAGCATCCCGACTGATACGCCGGCCACCGGGTTCATCCGCATCACTCGCGCTGATGGCCTGGTCTCCAAGCACGCCTACACCTCGTGGAGTGGCAGTACGTTCACGATTGGGTCGACCAACTTCTCCGGCAACAACGCATCGAACGGCGCCGGGGTGTTCATCGCCTACCTGGACCAGCTCGCCGACAGCGCACCGATCACGGCGGGCAGCTTCGTGACCGGAGTCGAGTACATCATCACCTCGGTCGGCACCACCGACTTCACCCTGATCGGCGCTTCCGCCAGTTCAATCGGCGTCATCTTCGAGGCGACTGGTGCTGGCACCGGAACTGGGCAGGCAAAGCCGCGCTTTACCTCGGCCTCGTTCACGGTGGTGTTCAACGCCCCTCGCTCGCTTTTCATCCGCGCACGAGACGGCGGCACGGCGGGCGACGACGCAGGCATCAAAACCTTCGAGACCACCGGCACGCTGGGCGCGGCAGGTGGCAGCACGACGGTCATCCGGACGCCGGACGTGTAAGATGGTGAAGGTGCTCGGTTGCTGGGATGTGTGGCATCCGCCCGCCGAGGAGTACGGGGTGCATTGGCGCTTCGTGCTCGCTCACTTCGGCGTGGACGAGTTTCACATGGTCCCAGTGACCGGGCTGGGCGAGCAACTCCAACGCGACCGACACGATGGGCACCGGGAGATCAACGAGCACGCATCGCTCACTGCGGCACTGATGCGCCTCGCGCCTTGCGTCCCTGTCATCGTCGACGAGAATGGCAGGGAGCCGTTGCGCACCTATCGCCACCCCGAGCACGCTGCCTACCTGTTCGGCAAGACCGGGCGTAGCTTGCTTGAGACGTTGAGGTGGTCGGGCGAGTCGGTGTACGTCGAGGCGGCGGACAGGCAACGACACGGCCTCCTGCATCCGCATCAGGCGGCCGCCGTCGTGCTACATGATCGGCAGGTGAAGTCATGGCAGTAACTGTCACCGACAACCGGACTATCAGGAATGAGGCCGACGCCACGACTGGTTGGACGGGCACCACCGCGGTCACCCTGCTGACGACTGACCCCGACCCTATCGAGGCAACGGGCTGTCTGGGTGCGACCGTAGGCGCTGCGCTTTTCGATGGCTACCACACAGCCGCCGCGGTAGGTCTGGCTGACCACATCGTCTACTGCTGGGTGTACCCGCGCGGCGTTATCGGCAACCGATTCGATGCTAATGGCGGGTTGATGGTGCATCTGGGAGACACGACGAACCGCGCGGCCTACAAGGTTGCAGGCGCGGACGTGGCTGGCTTTAGGCACGACATTGGTCCCACGCCTTGGCAGTGCATTGCGTTGGATACCACCGTGCTCCCGGCCTCGCCGTTGTCACGCGCTGGGTCGGCCGCCAGCCTGAACTTCGCTGCTATCACGCAGGTTGGAACCACAGTCAACAGCCTCGTGGCCGCGCCCGGTATGGCGGCAACGTACATCTTCGACATCATCAGGATACTAGACCCGAGTCTGAACAACGGCTGCGCCTTGACCATCACTGGCGGTACGTCGGGCGATCCCGGAACCTTCGCGCAGATTGCGACCGAGGATGCGTCGACTGCGAACCAGAAGGCGCACGGCATCCTGCGTCAGCTTGGAGCTGGCGCGTTTGGTGTGCAGGGTCCGTTGCGATTCGGCAACCCGACTGGTACCGCGTCGTCGTGGTTCGAGGATCGAAACGTCACGGTGATTTTCGAGGACCGCGACTTTGCAGATTCACGCTACAAGATCTTCATCACCGACAATGGCACCGGCACCACAACGTTCAAGCTGGGCGATAAGGTGGGCACAGGCATCAGCGCACTCGGCTCAAACGGCGTGAGCATCATCGCGGCGACTGGAGTGGGTATGGAGTTCGACGCGAACACCGATACCGACGTCACCGATGTGTTCCTGTACGGCTGCACTTTCAGCGGCTTCAATCGCGGCGTCAAGCTGCGGCAGGGGCATGAGTTTATCGGCGGCGACATCGTGTTGTCTGGACAGGTCATTGCCGACGGCGCAACGATGGTCAACTCCAACGTGCTGCAGTCTACGGTCGCGGTTGATGCCTCGGCGCTTCGCTGGAATGTCAACCTTGACCCCGACACCTACCTGCACGGAATGGCTTTCAGCAAGGGCACCAACGCCCACCATGCCATCGAGTTCGGTCTGACCTCGCCGACCAGTATGGTGTTGCGACAGGTAGACTTCTCAGGCTTCAACGCGAGCAACGGCCAGAACGACTCAACGCTGCACATCCTCCGCACCACGGGCACCGTGACGATCAGCTTGGTGGGCTGCACTGGCAGCATCAGCTACAAGACGGCTGGCGCGACCGTGGTGCTGGTGCAGGACCCCGTGACCACCACCGTTACCGTGCGCGACATTGTGACCGGCGACCCCGTGCAGAATGCGCGGGTCTACATGATTGCTGATAGTGGCGGCCCGCTGTCAGCTGGTACCGAGATCATCAATGGACTCACCGACGTCAACGGTCAGATCAGTGACACGCGCACGTTGGCCAGCAATCAACCTGTGACCGGCTGGGTCAGGCGCGCCACTGGAGGCACACTTTATCGGCAGGGCAATATTGCCGGCACCATCAACTCGACCACGGGACTGGACTTGACCGTTCAGATGATCCGCGATGAATGACTCGGTACACATCCGAAACGCGAAGGCGCTGGACGCTCGCAGTAAGCAACTCACCGCCGAGGTCGATGCGCTGCGCATCCGGGTCGTTCACCTCGAAAACCAACTGGCTATGCAGGGGCAGACAATGCGGGACTTGCAGCAGAACATCACTGTGATCTTTGCCTCGCGTGGGCGCGGCCCGACCGTGGTGCCGGCATGATCACCATTGACTGGCTGACCAAGATCATTACGATCCCGACGTCATTCTTGACGCTGGTCAGCGGGACGCCGGGGACAGGCGACCTTCAAGTGAACCCGGCACTGTATGAGCTGAACGTCAACGCACTGCGGTTGGCGCTCAAGGATATTGAGGATTCCGATGGCATGCCATTCCTCGACACGCATCGCCACAACACGGAAGTGGTGCTGTCGGGCGTCACTTATGCACGTTCGTTCGAGATCATTAACGGTTACAAGATCGAGTTCGATACCTCGGTCTATGATCACTACTCGGTCCGCTGCGTCGGCGCCAATCACAACATCGCCGACGTGCGTGTGGCCAACACCGCGTCGCTGATCGTCGGCAACTCCGCTGGTCTGATCAGCACGACCATCAACAGTGGCAGTGGCCTGGACGGTAATCAGTCAAGCATGTTGGAGGAGATCTATCAGCGGCTCGGCCTCGCGCTGGGCAAGCCGTTGGTGCAGACACAGACTCAGATCAGTACGCCAGACTTTGAGCTGACCATCACAGAGGCGCCGGGTCAGGTGACGGTGACGCGACAGTGAGCAATCTGAACCCACGCGCGATTGCAACGCTCGGTGTCGGCTTCGGCCCAACGCTGGTCGCGTATCTCGGTCTGTGGCCTGTGGACGTGGCGCCGCCCGTAGACGACTTCGGTCCGCTACGCGGCGGCGCAGTGATACAACAGGATTACCGGCATGGCTTCCGCGATGACCGCGAGCTGCTGGAACTAATGCCGATCATTGTGGAGGTGTTGAATGGTAGACGCTAAACAGATCGGCGAGGAGATCATCGCCACCATCAAGGCGTACATAGAGCGCAGCAACGATCAGCTGCTGTCGTTGGTGACTGAAGTCTCGTCGCGGGTCGAGGAGATCGAGCAGCGGCAAGCGACCGTCGTGGTGCGCGCTGAGTTGGAGGAGGTCACCGCGGCGCTGTTCGATTCCAAGGTGATGCTCACCAAGGCGTTCGAGGCGCTGGCCACCCGTGCCGCGCCTGAGCGCGGACCCGTGGGCGACCGCGGCGAGCAGGGTCCGCAAGGCGAGCGCGGGTTGATGGGCGACCCCGGTCCACGTGGGGAGCGCGGCGAGCAGGGTCCGCAAGGCGAGCGCGG